GCAAAGGCGACAGCTCTGGCGTCCAAACTCAATACACTAACAGCACTACCGGAGCCGGATTAGGTGATGGTTTCACTGTCGGCATAGACGGCTCAGAGAACGCAGAGTTTTGGAACTATTCAAGCACCAACATGCTTTTTGCAACCAACAGCACACAACGCATGATCCTTAGCTCTAGCGGTGAGTTCACGCTAGGAAATCCATCTGCTGGCTCTGCTTTACAACTAGATGTGAGCGCCACGGGAAGTGATGGTGTTGATATAAAAGGCACCTATTACACTGGCAGTTATGGGCCAATGAAGTTCCATACTGGCGGCACAGAACGCATGCGCATCGACTCATCAGGCGTTATTTTAGCAGGCAGCACTTCAAAAACATTTGGAGGGATTGACGCTACTAGATTGGCGGTTGTTGGCGGTTCCAACAGTTCCTCCAATGCTGTTCAGATGATTGTGGACGAAGACGGTAGCGTTGAAGGCGGCTCAACGCTTCTTGCTGTTGGTTTTTCAGGCGATAACAGTTTCAGCACTGCTAATTATATCAACTTTTTTGATAGTGGTGGACAACAAGGAAGAATCGAAGGAACTGGCGCGGGTGCAGTATCTTATCAATCTGGCTCAGATGAGAGGCTGAAATCAAATATTCGTGATACAGCGTCAAAGTGGGATGCGTTAAAACAAATACGAGTTCGTGATTTTGAGTGGACAGCAGATACATCCAATAAAACAGTTACAGGTTTTATTGCGCAAGAATTGCACAACATTTTTCCAGATGCAGTAAGCGAAGGTGGAGATGATGTAACAAAAAATCCTTGGACTGTTGATTACGGCAGGACATCTCCAATAGTTATCAAAGCCTTGCAAGAAGCAATGGATAGAATTGAAACCCTAGAAGCGAAAGTACAAACACTGGAGAACAACTAATGTCAGCAACAATAACTTGGACGATCTCAACCTTAGAGCGCGACTTGATAGGCGACCTTGCCGGAGGCGTCATTGTGGCGCATTGGCGCGTTAACGCATCACAAGAAGACAGCGGCGAAACCTACACAGCGACGAGCTACGGCACGCAGAGCTTCACGCCTGATCCTACAGCGTCGGATTATATTCAGTATGACAAGCTGACAGAAGCAGATGTAATTGGCTGGTGCCAGTCAGCATTGGGCAAAGACGCCATTGAAGCGGGACTGCAATCAAGCATCGACGCACAGATCACACCAGCAACTGCCACAGGCACGCCTTGGTAATGGATGTTGGATCTGTCAACAGCACTGCCCAAGTGAGTTGGAAGCAGGTCGCGGTTCAAAAGCAAGAGAGGCTCCGCACTGGGGCGGAAGGCGAGACAGTTAGAGAGGCCGTGGAGACCATCATTCCTACTATCTACACCAAGGATGGTAACAAGATCGAGGCGCAGCCATTGGCACCGATACAGAGAGTGAATGTATCCGTATGAGTGATAAAGGCGACCAAGCACTGAACGAAATAAACGCTCACGAGAGGGAGTGTGCGCTTCGCTACGAGCGGATAGAGGAACGCTTGGCAGAAGGTAGTGCCAAGTTCAAACACCTTGAGAATCTAATCTACGGCCTATATGCGCTTATCCTAGCAGCAGCCCTACCGCAGTTCTTTATGGGGTGAGCTGCCATCATTATTGAAAGCGTTGCAGCCGCCGGAATGCTGCTCCAGCAGATCAATTCGGTCATCCAAAATGTGAACGAAGGCAAAGCCAACGTGCAGCAGGCAATGTCCCTTGTCTCCGACTTTGGCGAAGCCCTAAATACGTTCGAATCGACCCGTAAGTCTTCGACGTTCTCTCCACTCAGTAAGAACGATATCTTGCGTCTGCAAATGTTGCGTAGGTCACAGGACCGATATCAAAAAGATTTACGGAATTTGCTTTTAGCGGCGGACCCACAATTGCTAGAGGACTATGATTCAGCGATTCGGCAACAAGAACATGACCGCAAGGAGCATGCACGAATGCTCGCTCGCAAAGCGAAAGCCCGACAGCATCTGATAAATCAGATCCTAGTGGGGGGCACGACACTTGTTGTCGGGGGAACGCTAATTGCGGGAGCTTTTGCAATCATATTGAGGCTTTACGCGTGATAATGGCGTTCCTGCTCGTTATGATCGTTGATGGAGTGCAGGTGCCCGGAGACTACCACTTCCGCTCTGTATTTCGATGCAATCAGTTTGCGGTATGGCTAGAAAATGGATCAATTAAGCCTGTCGATAAGCGACGAATCAGCACCCAGAAAAACATCAGCGCATACTGCATCCCGGTCAAGGTGAGACCCAATATCACTTTCTATGATTAACCAAAAGGGTTAGCATATCCAAAACGGATAAGGCTTTAGCATGATTGAGATTGATGGCGTCAAGTATCAAGAGGAAGATCTAACCCAAGAGGGTGTCGTTCGGGCTAAGCGTATCGGATACCTCAAGGATAAGCTTGTTCAGCTTGTCATCGAGCAGCAAGAGACAGAAAACAACATCGCTGTTCACGCTAAAATTATCAAAGAGCAGCAGGAAGGACTTAACCACAACGAGCCGCCCTCAGAATCCGAAGCCGACGGGTAGTCCTGCCTCCTTCCTAATGACCATCAGACCCAGCGTTCCTTGCTGGGCGTGATCGTCAATATTCCCAATTACAAAGTTCACTAGGTCTTCAATCCAAGGCTGAACCATTGGCGGTCTGGGACTGTCTTTGGCCTCGCCTGTCTCATCGTAGAGCTTCTTGCCTAGCTTATGATCTAGCAAGCGTGAGGCGACCATCTCACTGTCGGTTGATTGCCTGTTGGATGGCTGCTCAGTATTCCTTGAAGCGTTGGCGTAAAGCTGAGTCTTGATCTCTGCGGGAGAGGGGAAGAAGTTCTGAGATGGCTTCTCCATCAAATCAGCTAGAGCGTTGATGAGCGCAGCTTCGGACTCCTTGCCGAAAATCTTATAGTAGATAGGCCGCTGTTCGGCCCACTCCTTGCGCTTGTTTGGCTTAATTGTCAGCCAGTCGTGAAATGCTCTGTCGAATGTTCGCTCGTCCATGTCCACTCCTAGAAGGGTATGTCGTCGGTATCTGTAAAGTCAGGCGGGAATGATGCCCGCACAACAGGCGTCTGCTCTGGGCCATAGTCTTTAACCCATTGCTCATTGGTCTGAGTCTGACGGTCTTGATTACGTCCTTGCTGCCTGCCGTTATTATACCCTTCTTTCATCGCTCGATAATCGTCTGCGCTGCCTTGACGTTGAGGCTTCTGCTTAACAGTGGCGTAAAGCGAGCCGTCACTCTTCTTGGTCTTTAACTCTAGTCGTACTGTGCCGTCCTGCTTTTTGAGCCAAGCAATCGCTTGCTCTGGGTTGATTACGATGTCCCCCTTCACAAAGTCAGGCGCTTTGTCGTTCGGTGGGAATATCCGCAATCCGTCCATCCATTCAATATCTGCCATTATCTGATCCTCAGTAGGTTTAGGTGCTGTTGTGTTTCGTCGGTCATCTCATCGAACCAACTGCGCTTAAGTGCCGGCAGGTTCGTGGCGTGCTCATCCGCTGACTTCTGCTTGCGAGTCCTAAAGAAGCCTTCGTGCTGCGGGTGTTCCACGTGGAACAGTCGGGCATAGAAAGCGCGATAGTTGTTGTTGATCTTGAAGTCGTCTGGGCCATATTCGCCAATGCTCACGCCCCACCGTATCCGCTCCACAACTGCGCTCGCGGAGAAGTTCTCACGGCCCGCGCTTATCAGTTGGAAAGTGAGCCGCTTGAAGGCTTCGTATACCTTGGGGTTTTCTTGGTGGTATCGGTCAAATTCTGCTTGCAGTTCGTCCTGTCTGGTATCCATTATTTCTCCTCTACTCTGAAGTAGTCGTTCTGTCTGACCTTGGTTCTTATCTTAGAGTCGAGCCTAGACCAGACGACTTGGTACATATCGTTGTCTTTTGTTAATTCAGCCCATAGCTCCATCAAACCATGCAAGTCTTCGTCTTTGTACGCCTCGTTGATTGCGCTTAGGTACTCATAGGCAAGGTCTTCGTCTACTTTGGTGCCCATTTCGTCGATGACTGTCTTTGCAACACTTGTTGGGCGCTTCCATCCATTTTTGTACTGTTCTGGTGTCATGGGAGAGCCATCGCGGTACAGGTATCTGCCGACACCCCATTTTACCGCTGCTCGTTTGAATGAGTCTGAGAATCCCCCCTTTTCACCCTCGATAGATGTATCACCAGCGCCATCTGACTTGGCGATCCATCGACCGTCTATGTAGAGGCTGAGAGTGCAACAGGTCTTGCCGTCGAGGCTCTTATAGTCGTCTGACCAGTTCTCTGGCCCTAGCACCTTGTCGAGCCGGTGCATGACTTGACGTGCATCTATGTAGCTCAACTGCTTACCACCGGGGCCTTGCCTGCTCTTCACTTCGTTCGTGGGCCACGGCATTTTAAGGTCATAGCTGATCTGCTCAGCAGTTTTCTCAGTTGGCTCAGGGTCATAGTCGGGTTCATTCGGATCAGTCACGTCGATGTCAGGGTATGTGGTACTCATGTTCGCTCCTCAGTAATGCAACCGATCTCTCTGCCAGCATGTTTCACAAAATACTGTCGTGCCGGGTTCGAGTTGATGAAGTCAGCAGGCACCTCGATCTTCGCCGCGCCTTCGCGGTATTTGTACTCAAAGAAGTTATAGCCTTCTCGCTCTAGCTCTGTGGCGTATTGATCCATCTCGGTGTTCACCTCTGCGATCAGCCCAGCTTCTAGGCTACGGTATTCGTCACAACCGTAGAGATGCAGCTTGAAATCTCTAGAGATCACTCGCACCTCACCACCATCGCAGTAGCGGCAGAGATCTATGCGCTCGTCTGGGTCAAAGGTCTTAGGCTCACCGCATGAGCATATGTCTGCGTCCGGCAGGTTCCACGGCGCTTGGGGGTTATAGTTATCTTCGTCTGCTCGGTCTAACACGTTATTTCTCCTTTGTGTTTACACCAAAAGTTTAACCGATATGACATATGAACTAAAGGTTTATTTGCCGAAAAGTGTATGTTATGGTGCCCGCATGGATCAGAGCATATTCAGAAAAATCATCGACTCCAGCAGCGAGGACAATCAATCGGCGTTCGCTAGGCGTTTGGGGGTTAGCCCGCAGATGCTACAGAAGTGGCGCAACAATAGAGTCCCTGCGCATTATGTCGTGCGAATGAGCAAGTTGACCGAAGGAGAAGTTACTCCTCACCAGATAAGGCCAGATGTGTTTCTGGCTCAGTGGCGAGTTTAGACCGGGGTGCGCTTTCACCCTTCATGCACTGCCGCGAGTGTGGTCAAATGCGGGTGGGCAGGGACAACACACCCCTCCTTGCGCGCTTCCGTTCGCGTGCCCAACAACGGAATGGCAGGGGTACTCCATACCCGAAACGCACGTTCCCGTCCGTGTGCCAGAAGGCGGGTTTTTTTAAGCGGGTGTGATGCCGTTGGATGACCGAAAGGTAGCCAGCGGAGACTACGAGACACAGTAGCGAGCACCGCCGACAGTTAGTCTGGCTGACTAGGCATAGGGGGCACCCAGATAGGTGGAACCCAAAACGCGAGCCAGAGGTTTTTGTGCTATTGCCCAGCGCAGGCTGGTGTGTGACTTAAGGAAAAGTATGGAAGATCGACTAGCAAAGATTCTTAACTCTCTCTCCGAGAGAATAAATAAATGGGAGAGCGAGAGCGAGAAATCCATCGAGTTAGAAGCAAACTTCAAAAGTATGGAATCAGCTTCCAAGCTCGCTTACATGCAAGCGGGAGAGAGCGCAGTGAAAGCTGAGGCAATGCTTCGAGCAACATCAGACTGGCTTGAGAAGTACAAGGAGTTGCAGCAAGCAAATCTCAAGGTTGAAAGAGCCAAGCGTTCTATCAAACTTGCAGAGCTTTACTTCGATGCAGAACGAACGAATCAAGCTAATCAGCGCGGTATTGTTTAATGCCTAAAACACTGAGAGCGAAGGCGCTCGAAAAGATCCAGTTGCTTGCTAGATTACAAGCGGCTGACGACAGCGGGTTCTGTCATTGTGTAACCTGCGGCAAGGTAGATCACTTCCGCAGCATGGATGGTGGGCACTTCATCGCTAAGGGTTCATCAAGCCGATGGGCGTTGGAGATTGAGAACGTGCATCCTCAGTGCAAAGGCTGCAACAGCTTCTCAATGAAGCATGGAACTGCACCTCACTCATATACTCTCTGGATGGTTGACTACTACGGCAGAGACTTCGTTGACCATATGATCGCCACGAAGAAAGATGTGCATAAGCTCTATGCTGCGGACTATCGAGATATGATCGAGGACTTCAATCAGCAGATTCTAGGCCATGAGCGTCGGCTAGGACTTCGTGGATCTCTTCGTGCGATAAGTGCGGCACCGAAGAGTCCCAAACGCGCAGGCAATGGTGGCTAGTCGTTTCGGGTAAGTGTAGCCAGACACCTCGATCTTCACAGGCAAGCATCTCTGCCTGCTCCTTGCTCTCTGCCGTCACAGATATGTATTTGGTCACTAGCTCATGGTAGAGGACGTGGTACTTCGGCACAGGTGACTCCTAGTGATAAATAATCAGAGTGAGCGCCATCACAGACGCGCTCAATGTATCGTTGCTCCTCAGCGAGAGCGTCATCAAAGTCTGCATTTCCGGCATAGCCGAAAGCCAAGATCACAAGCATTAGCAGAGGGTATCTCAATCCAATTCGCATGGTAGGTCTCCATATTTTTCAGATTCTTCGTTGGCGTACTGCTCAGCTTCCTCGTCAGTCATGCCTTTGTCGATAGCTTCTAGGTACAGGTTTTCGAGCAATGCGTCTGTGTAGTGGTTAGACATTTTATAACGCCTCCGCTGCTAAAATGGCCTCGGCGTCCTCATAAGCCTGCCGAATCTCGTCCTTCGTCATGCTTTCCATCAGCCGCTCGCACCCTCGTGTGACCGCCGCGAGCTTTTCGTCCGATGGCGCACGCACTGCGAGGTAGAGTCCAAAGGCAAGTGCCTCTATGTCGTTCTTGAGCTTCATGTTATGTCGCCTCTACTGTCTTCAAAAGTTTTCCAGCCTTGCTGAAGACTCTAACCCTCTCACCTCGGGCAGGGCCGGCCACTGTTGCGAAAGCGTAATTCATCGCATATTCAACTGCGACAGCCTTTAGATGAGAGTGACCTAACCACTCAAATTCATCCAAGAAGATGTTGTCCCCGTAGACCTCCCAAGCTCGAGTTTGGTTATTCCAAGTCACCTCGATGTCCGCCCAAACTTTATCGAACATGTCGTTTCTCCTTAATGACAAGCACAGTATAAACTAAAAGTTTAAACAATAGCAACAGCAAATAAACTTTTTCTTTACGAATCTGCTAGAATAAAGGATCACAAATCGGTAAAAATGCAGCTTTTGCGATCCTTGAAAGTGAGGGCAGATGAAGGTAGTGATCGAGAGATTCGCGTATGCACCAGAGGGAACGGCAGGGAAACTGACCGTTGAGGGTGCCGATATAGACTTCTCATGCTTCACGGTAGAGAGAGCATGGCGCAATAACGAGCCTTGGATTTCGTGTATCCCAGAGGGCGAGTATGAGTGCGAGGATTACAGCAGCGACAAGTACCCAGATGCGGTACAGGTCAAAGATGTGAAAGGCAGAACGCACATACTATTTCACTCAGCCAACAAGCCGACACAGTTAGCGGGATGCATAGCACCGGGGCTAGGGTGGGGCTTCAACGGACAAGCGCCATTCGTGAACAACAGTAAGGCCGCACTTGAGCGATTGTTTGAGACAGCAGGTAAAGACTTCACCTTGAAGATCACCAGTGTGTCAGGTGTCATGCCAAAGGCGACAAGGGCAAAGAAAACTGATGGCGGCTAAGCGGCTTGAAGAGGGGTCGATCTACGCCGACAAGGACTTAGACGGCGACGGTGTGGTGAGTGATTCAGAACTGGAAACCTCAGAGAAGTTACAGGAGATGCAGTTAGCGCATGAGAGAGCAGACGCACAGAGGGCTATGAGTTGGTTCGCCCTATGGGGAATGCTTTTATATCCATCGTTAGTTGTCGCAAGCGAGTTCTTTGGCATGAACCAAGCGGCCTCAATCCTTGGCGATATGGCAGCGGTTTACTTCGTCTCGGTAGCCGCCGTGATCTCAGCGTTCTTCGGTGCGCAGGCTTGGCAAAACAGGAGTAATGGACGATGAGTATAGTCGGGCAGTTGATCGGGCCAGTGACGGGCTTGCTTGATAAGTTCATCGAGGACAAAGACCAAAAGAATGCCTTGGCTCACGAAATCGCAACGATGAGCGAGCGCCATTCACAGGAAGCACTGCGAGGCCAACTAGAAATCAATAAGATGGAAGCGGCGCACAAGTCGCTGTTCGTCGCAGGCTGGCGACCAGCTATCGGGTGGATATGCGCACTCGGTCTGCTGTACAACACAATCATCGCTAACATCATAAGCATCTGGGTATCAGTGCCAGAAGTAGATACGACGCTACTCGTTCCAGTAATGATGGGGATGCTCGGCTTAGGCGCTATGCGTTCATACGAGAAGGTCAATTCCGTGGCTAGAGAGAAGTAATGGCAGAGACAGCAAAGAGACTGAACCCAAAGATCTGGGACAGAGCCAAAGCCAGAGCTAAGCGGAAGATGGGCGGCAAATGGTCAGGCAGAGCAGCGCAGCTTGCTGTTAGATATTACAAGGACGCTGGCGGTAAGTACTCAGGTAGGAAGTCAGCTAGCAATCGTCTGAGTCAGTGGACAAAGCAAGATTGGGACTATGTGGGCAAAGAGGGAAAGTCTCGCTACCTACCTAAAGCGGCTCGTAAGGCGTTATCGTCGGGTCAAAAGGGGGCAGGATCGAGAGCCAAAAACAAAGCTACCAAGTCGGGCAAAGGCTCGGCTCGCTACACTGAGGCAGAACGCAAAGCAGTCAGGAGAGCAACGAAGCGATGAAGGGAATAACTCACTACAGGATTGACGGCACACCGTATGAGGGTGAGACCCATCCAATGCCGGGAGGCATATTGCATACAGGCGCCACCCATGATGCAAGCAGCGTGCGCGTGTATCACTTCCAAGAGCTATCAGCAGATGCCAAGAGGAAAGCAATGATGCTGATGGTTGAAAGCAACAAGTCGCGATAGGGAGCCATTCATTGAGTGAGCTTGAGATTGCGTATATAGCAACGACAGATCTAATTCCCTACGCCAACAACCCTAGAACGCACAGCGATCAGCAGGTGTTGCAAGTAGCATCCAGCATCAAAGAGTTCGGTTTCAACAACCCGATTTTGATTGATGAGCATAACGGGATCATCGCAGGGCACGGCAGACTGGCAGCAGCGCAAAAGCTCGATCTCAAGCTAGTGCCTACGATTACGCTTGCAGGGTTGTCCGAGGCACAGCGCAAAGCATATGTGATAGCTGATAACAAACTCACTGAAAACGGGGGGTGGGACGTTGATGCTCTCAGAGTAGAAATTGAGCGGTTGAGCGAGCTTGATTTCGACATAGAACTGACCGGCATGGACGCTAACAGCATCAAAGAAATATTGGACATTGAGGTCGATTTGCCTGAGCTTTTTACCGGGGACAAAGAGCCATTTCAGCAAAAAACTTTTACCCTGCATGACGAGCAAGCCTCAATCGTTGAGGATGCAATCAATCTAGCAAGGACAGACCCGTCCAGCGATCAGGGGCTGAATGAAAATGCAAACGGCAATGCCATTTCCTACGTCTGTGAGCAGTGGTTAAAAATGAGAAATGCGTAGCGCGAAAGATTTGATTGTGAAGCCTATACGGGCGTCCATCGGTAATCAAAAATGTATAGATCTGCACTACAGCGGAAAGTATGTGCGAAATAGTCAAATTCATTTTGGCGTGTTTCTTGATGGGAAACTTGAAGGCGTTATGCAGTTTGGCCCGCCAATAAACAAAAAAGGCTCGATGAGTATTGTGGAGGGCACTAGGTGGGATGGCATGCTAGAGCTAAATAGGATGGCTTTTAGTGACGTCTTGCCTAGAAACAGTGAGAGCAGGGCAATGGCAGTTGCCTTTAGGGTTATCAAGAAGCAGTACCCGCAAATAGAATGGGTGCTAAGTTTTAGTGATGCAACACAATGTGGTGATGGTGCGATCTATCGAGCGTCGGGCTTTGTTCTCACAGACATACGAAAAAGCAAAGCATTAAGGCGAAATCCCGCTACTGGTGAGGTGATGCACGATATACAAGCCCATCATTTGATGATCAAAAAAGACTTTAGGGCGTGGCCCCGATTAGAAGGTTTTCAGTTGCGGTATATAAAATTTCTGAATGAGGCAGCAAGGAGTCGCCTCGCCGTCTCTGTTCTGCCTTTTTCAGCTATCGACGAACTAGGCGCTAGAATGTATCGAGGATCGAAACCCAGCGTTGGAAGTGTAGAAAGCGACACGCCTGCTATCCAAGCAGGAGAGGGCGGTGCAACTCCGACCTCAACGCTCCAAACAAAAGAAGCTCATGGCTAGACCTCAAAAGCAAATAGACTGGGATCAAGTAGACAAGCTATGCGCTATTCACTGCACAGGTGAGGAGCAAGCCAATATCCTTGGCGTTGACTACGACACCCTTAACAGGGCATGTCATCGTGAGCACAAGCTCAGTTTTGCGGAGTATTTCAAACAAAAAGCATCCACAGGCAAGATGAGCCTACGCAGACGGCAATACAGCGCAGCCATGGATGGCAATACGACCATGCTGGTTTGGCTAGGGAAGAACTGGTTAGGTCAGAGTGATATGCCAGAGCCAGAGCCACAAGATCTGCCGCCTATCATCATCGAGCGGGCTGATGAAGCTAACAAAGCCACAGGATGACATCTTTTTCGATGAGAGCAGGTTCCGAGTCGTTGTCGCAGGGCGGCGGTTCGGTAAGACCTTTCTTTCAGTGCATGAGCTAATCAAAGCAGCATTAGCGGGTCACGATAAGAACTGCTGGCTAGTCTGTCCCACATATAAGGCAGCGAAAGAGATCGCGTGGAATATGCTTAACGATGCGCTCCCAGATGGATACGCAACCAAGCGCAATGAGACTGCTTTATCGCTCACGCTTAGAAATGGCTCAACGATCTCACTCAAGGGAGCAGAGAAACCTGACAACCTAAGAGGGAGAGCATTAGATTTTGTAGTGATGGACGAGTTCGCTGATATGAGACCAGAGGCATGGTTCGAGGTGCTTCGTCCCAGTCTTAGCGATAGGCTAGGTTCTGCATTGTTCATCGGCACACCAAAGGGGCGAAATCATTTCTACGACTTATGGACGCGAGGCGCGGACAAAGAGGAGGGCTGGCAAGCCTTTCAGTACACGACCATCCAAGGCGGCAACGTTGAGGCGACTGAGATCGACCAAGCGAGATCAGACCTAGATGCGCGAACCTTTACCCAAGAGTATGAGGCCGAGTTTGTCACTTACTCAGGGGTCATCTATTACGCATTCAGTAGAGAGGAGAGCGTAAGAAAAGGGTTCCTTGCTGATGAGCTACACATCGGTATGGACTTCAACCTCGACCCAATGAGCGCAGTCGTTATGGTGAAAGACGGCAGCACCATGCACGTCATAGACGAGATCGTTATATACGGCTCAAATACTGACGAGATGGCAGACGAGATCCTGCAAAGATACCGAGAGCATCAGGTCACGATCTACCCAGACCCAGCGAGCAAGCAGCGCAAGACAAGTGCAGGCGGTAGGACTGACCTATCTATCCTGCAAAACGCAGGCTTTCGGGTGAAGCTGAGAAACAGCCACCCACCAGTGCGGGATCGGATCAACTCAGTGAATAGTAAGCTGATGTCATCGACAGGACAGCGCACGTTGTTAGTCGATCCCAAGTGCAAGCAAGTGATCTCATCGCTGGAGCGGCAGACGTACAAAGAGGGGACAAGCCAGCCAAACAAAGAGGACGGCTTCGATCATATGAATGATGCGCTAGGTTACGCTATAGAGTATCTTTTCCCGATTCGCAAAGAGCGCACCACAGAACAACCGACTAGGTGGACTGCATGAATAACCTTGAGTATCAACATCCCGACTATGATGCAAACCAAGAAAGGTGGGAGTTTTACCTTCGATCCTATGCCGGGGGCCAAGAGTACAAGAACGGCAGCTACCTAACCGGCTATCAGAACGAATCCGAGAATGAGTACGCAAGGCGCATCAGTCTCACCCCTATTGATAACCACTGTCGGAACGTCGTCCACATCTATAGCTCATTTCTGTGGCGCGTCCCTCCAGTGCGCGTCTACAACAGCCTCGATGCAAACCCTGCTCTCGATGCGATGGTTAAGGATGCCGACCTAGATGGCATGAGCCTCAACAGTTTTATGAAGCAGGCTCAGATATGGTCTAGCGTTTATGGGAATGTCTGGATACTTGTTGATAAGCCAGAGAGCAACGCAACGACTAGAGCCGAAGAGCTAGAGCAAGAGATTCGCCCCTACCTGTCATTGTTCACGCCAGAGAACGTCTTCGACTGGCAGTTTGAGCGTACCCCATCAGGGCGCTTTGAACTGACGTATCTCAAGCTCCGCGAGTCCGTAGACCGAGAGGACGCCACGACCATCGTTAGCTACTTCCGCATCTGGCGTAAAGATGTAATCCAGCATTGGAAGTCTGACGGTGACCGCGAGACCATGATGGAGGAGAAAGAGAACCCACTTGGCACGATTCCTGCGGTATTCCTTCCAGCGAACAGATCAAACACAAGGGCAGTCGGTATCTCTGACTTGTCCGACATCAGCTACATGCAGCAGGCTATCTATCAAGAGCTATCAGAAATCGAGCAGCTAATACGGATCAGCAACCATCCGTCTCTGGTTAAGACATTCGACACTGATGCGAGCGCAGGTGCTGGTGCAGTGATAAACGTCCCAGACGATTCAGCCGAAGTGATGAAGCCGTTCTTATTGCAGCCATCTGGTAACAACATCCAGCAGATCAGAGAGTCGATCAAAGACAAGGTGGAAGCCATCAATCGCATGGCGCATATGGGCGCAGTCAGAGGCACGGAAGCCATTACGCAATCAGGCGTGGCGATGCAGACTGAGTTTCAGATGCTCAACGCCAAACTGTCAGAGAAGGCTGACTTGCTAGAGCTAGCAGAGGAGCAGATGTGGCGCTTCGTCTGTCGATGGCTAGATGTAACGCCCGATGTTGAGGTGTTCTATCCCGACTCATTCGACGTGAGAGATTACGAGAAAGAGTTGCTGTTCTTGCAGCAGATGAAGGCGAGCGGTGTTAGATCATCTACCTTGCAGCAAGAGGTGGACAAGCAAATCGCCGATCTAGTGTTGGACGATGACAAGCTGATGCAGGCTCACGATGAGATCACTGCAACGACTCAGGTGCTTGGGCAGTTCCCTGTAGCTTCTGAATAATGGCAGCAGCCGACGACTATTCGGAGTTCTTAGAGAGGCTGGCTGATTCGCACCAACAGCGGATCACCGGCTTTTTGCAGGCCACAGAGAACGATCTGGCGAGCTACTTGCAGACTGCGCCTTCTGCGGACGGGGCGATGTTCGATCTTGAATGGGCGGTAAACGCGCGAACAGAGATGCGTCGCATTTTGGAAGATGACTATTTGGCAGAAGTGCAAGATATGCTGGGCGATTACAGAGCCGTAGCAGTCGAGCAACTAAGAATGCTAAATGCCTATGGCGAGTTCACAAGAGTTTCGCCGGAGGCCATTGCGGGTCTTCAGCGGCTATCGTTCCAAGGCTTTGAGGCGCTAGCCAATCAGCAGCTAGAGACTTTGGCGAATGGTGTTTATCAGTCAACGCTGATAGGCAGGAGTAAGGACGAGTTCATCCAAGAGGTGAGAGGTCAGATTAGTGGAATCTATCAAGCGAGCGATCAAGAAGAGATTCGTCAGTTGGTGGAAGTGGCTAAAACGGCAACTGGAGCCAGACAACAGGCGGCGATTGATCGACTGCATAGTGTTTATGCTTCAGACCGCCTTGGTAATAACCTTCGGCGTTATGCGACAGGCTATGCAACGGATTCGCTTAATCAGTACTCGGCGACGTTGACGGTCACGACTGCGAACGAGCAGGGCATAGACACTTTTGAATACTACGGCGACATCATTAGAGACAGCCGTGAGTTCTGCAAGAAGCATGTGGGCAAAGAGTACAATCGAGAAGAAATTGCACGAATATGGGGGGGTAGTTGGCAGGGCAAGGCTCCCGGCGACCCGTTCATCGTTAGAGGCGGTTACAATTGCCGCCATCAATGGCTACCAGTAGTGGAGGTTTGAGATGCCATATCACTATGGGAACGAGAAGAAGAAGAAGAAGAAAAAGAACAAGCGACCTATGGGGCGCAAGCGCAAATAACGCAAAGGTTGACAATTTACCCGAAAGGGTAA